ACTGTCTTCTATTCTGTCGAATTTTTCAAACATAGTCTTATCATTTTCTTCTAATCGCGTTAAACGCCAATCTTGTTCGTGTCGTTTGGTAAAGCCAAACATTACGCCACCTACTTTGCGTTAAATTAAAAAGCCACAAGCATTACACCTGTGACTTTTCATCTTTTGTTTATGGATATTTTTCTCCAGTGATCAATGCATATTCTTCTTTGTCGATTACACCCATGTCTACGTACCACTTAATTTGGTCATTTTTATAGCAACCCCACACATAAAAAGTTTTAATGTCCTTGAAAGTTGGATAAATCATCTTAATTTTCTCCATTTAAACGTCCCCCTCTGTATTTGTTTTACCAGCTTTTAGTTCAGTCAACTGTTGTGTTAACATAGCGTTTTGTTGCTTTAATTCCATCGCCAAAATGTTTACTTGCGTCACCTGCATTTGCATACTCGCAACCATTCCGCGAAGTTCCTCATCACTTAAATCTGATGCACTTTGTTGGTTTGATGCATTCGGTACGTCTTCTTTTTCGAAATTGCTATTGTATTTAATTTCGCCGTTAGTGAAAACAAACTTTCTAGGTTCGAACTCTTCTTTAAATTTAATAGGCACATTGTTATCATCTACATCTAAACTATTGCGTAAACCGCCAGTATTAACGAATCCGATAACTTCGTTTTTATCGTTTACTGTGATTTTCATTATTTCCACCCCATAATTTTAGTTATAGTAACTTTGTTGGCATTCGCTCCAGAACCTGATGTTTTACCTAAATCAAAGTACACATCGTTATCTATTCTTAAAGTAGTGCTACTTGTTTTGGATAGTAAGCACTCATAAATACCGCCACCGTTGCCGTCTGAGTCAACTACATTCGCTTTACTCAATTGAATCGCGTTAGGTAATGCGGTTAGTCCGAATCCCTCAATAACGCCACCTGGATAAGTTCCACTTACCAACAAAATAGAATAGTTTGTGTACGGTTCAGTTAGATTGATTGTTGTACCTACACCATTTGCGCCACCGTCGAACAATACCGTTGATTTATGTTCATTAGGAACTGTCCACTGTGGCTCAAGTCTGCCGTTTGTGATTGATCGTGTGTAAATCTTTTTAGAGTTATAAGGCGTGAAGTTAAATAGCTTGTTTATATCGTCTTTAACGAATACTGATAAATAACCCTCATAACTTTCAACACTACCTGGTAAATCCGGCACACTTGTTACGTAATAATTTCCAGCCCCCAATGCTTCTAAATTGCCTTTGGCGTTATATAAATTCTTTTGAATTGATTGACCATTATGTTCTGTTAATTTATGTTGTTGCCAGCTCGTTGTTCCGAATTTATCATCTACATACTGTTTAGCTTGATTTAAAGCGTTGTTTGATGTTTCTTCGACGAATTGCTTAGTTAAATCGCCGTCATTTTTTTTATAAAACGGGTACCATGTGCCACTAATTTTATATTTTGTATATTCGTCGTTTGAATCATCTGGATACCATGTTGCACGTGCCGTACTATCATCAACAACATAGACAACTAACACGCCTGATTTTCCTAAAGTGTTAGGAGCTACCGGAATATCTGAACCATCGTCAACGCCATCTTCTTTAGGTGTATCGACAGTACCTATATCTTTAAATGAGGGCGCATCTGTCGCGCTAGTGATATGAATAATCCTAGATGTGTTAACTGTGCTTAAAACGCTATCTATGGACTGCTCAGACGATTCAATTGCTTTACCGTAATCATCAGTAAGTTTAGACTTTTGCCAATTTGTTGTTGAATTACCTTTAACAAGGTCAGCGCCATTGATTTGTTGTTCAACTTCGTTAACACGTTCAAAAATCGCTTGCTCTTTATCAACAATTTTCTGGAACTCGCTATTTATATATTGAACGGCTTTGTCTTGTGTTGTTGTAATCATCTGTACCGCTTCATTTTGTTTAATTTCTAATCTTTGAATACCTTGATTAATACGACTATCAATTTCAGTAACCAACGATTTTGTATCACTTAAACTTTTCTTTAAGTCCTCAACTTCTTCTTTAACACTTTCTGTTAAGTCCTGAATTGATTTGATATAAACTAGCTTTGTTTTACCGTCAAAATTACTAATTAGATCATTCTGGATATTGAAGTTAAATTGACGTTCTACAATTACGTTATTGCTACCGTTTTGAGTAAAATATGCTTGCGCATGTACGCGTCCAGTGTATTTTAAGAACTCATTCGGGATAACGTATTGCATTCGTCCGTTAATTGCATCAACAATTGTAAGTTCATCACTAATATAAGCGCCGTGTTCATCGTCGAAGTTATCCGTCTTAAGCACAATACTAGTCATCGCATTATGTTTGCTGATTGATAACGGCTTATTATTCTTAGTTACTGCAAAATTTAAAACACCAGTTCCTCTATCTGATTCATAGAAACTGATGTTTGTGTCAATAACCGGATTATATTGTGATGTTGTTTGTAACTCGATTAAGTTATCATCTTTCGAAAAATTATCTACTACCATTATTCAACCACCTTTCCTTCGAATAAACTCCATTTACCAACGCCACCAGTACCAAAGTTTCTAACTAAAAATTGATGTGCAGACGGGAAGTTATTACGTCTTAATACTTGTGTTGTGTTACCTGGTGTATTCGATTTTACTTCTAATATCCAACCTGCAATACCTTTAAAATCTTTAGGAAAATCAGTAAATCGTTTTGATTCTTCAGTAGTGATATAGAAATCTAAACCAACGATTTTTAAATCTGATAATTTTGTAATACTCTTAGGGATATGTTCCCAATAACCGGCGTTTTGCGGACAGAAATTCCATGCTCCGTTGTTTTTCTTATTGAAAATGTCAATGACACGTTCGAATTTAAGCATATTTCTACCTGTGCTGTTTCTGGTAAGTACTTGTCTTAGAGCACCATTATAGTGTCCAGGCAGTACATCAAAGAACCAACCTGCATCTCTAAACGCTTTCGGTAACGGGAAATCTAACGCATTTTGTGTGTCTTGCGTATAGATATAGTAATGACCAACTTCCGTAATATCACTTAGATATGCTGGGTTCTGTATTGGTAACGGTTTAACACGTCCGCCTGAATCAGTCATCGATACTTGAGGTGCAATGTTTTTTAAGAATTGGTTAACACCTCTTTGGCCGATGGAATAAATTGAGTGATGTCTGTTGTTACCAGGTCCAATAGTTACCCCTATTAAAAGCGCTTTGCGTCCTGTTTCTAGATCGTAATACATATCTAGACCCTCAGCTTCTTGGAAGTCTCCTTTAAAGTTATTATTCACACCACCAATATCGATACGTCGTTTAAATAACAATTCTTTTGTTTTTATATCGAAACCTTGTAAGTAGTTAGGGTTGGCTGTATTCGAATCACCTGTATACCAATATAAGATACCTGCATCATAAGTGATACCTTGCATAGGTTGTGTATCTGAAGTGTATTCCATAGGTATATCCATTTGATACAATACTTTGTCTATACCTTTATCAATATCGTCAGCACTTCTAACCTCAACAAAGTTCAACGAATTCTTAAGTTGTCTTTCAGTGGGTTTATATTCACGTCTAAAAATCATTAAATTTTCTACCGGATTATAAATCGCTGACGTATATCTGTCGTTAAATATATTCGGCATGACATCTTGCATTTCATTACCATAAGTTATTTCTCCAGTTCTATATTGGAAACGTACAAACTTGTTGTTTTTGTTACTGTCCAATACAGCTGAATAAATCCATAATTCTCCATCAATGTATCTATACGCATTGTGTGTACCGTGACCGCCATTTTTAACAAGCAATCTATCAATAAATTGTCCATTAGGCTTCAATCTAGATAACATGTAATGATTGCCCGGACGCGCTTGTGTCATATAAATAATTTTTGTTCTAGGGTCTACCCAAAATGATTGCATTACTGCGTTAGTATATGGCGATAAATCTGTGATGAATTCCGGTTCTTGCTCTTTTGGTTCGAATCGGTATTCTGTAGCTCTATATTCTTTGTAATTATCATCAACTGACTTTTTAACTGTTTTAGTGAATTCGTCTAACGTTGCATAATCATGATACAAACGATCTTGTAATGTTGGGTGCGCGTATCCTGTATTATCAACACGCGCGTCTTTTACTTCATTGATACCGTCGCCGTTATGTCCTAGTACCATGTTGCTGAATCGACCATTTAAATAAGCTAAAAAGTCTGAGACACTACCATTCAAATATTTAATTTGGTTAGCTGTGTGTGCATATATTTCTTCTTTTTGATGATATATAAACATCTTTTCAAGTTTACTCATTCCATTATCAAGTAATCGATAGTTGTACTCATGCTGAGCAACTACTTTTTCGCCAGTGATAGAATGCAAACTTGTTATTAATCCGTAAGCCATTGGTTGCCTCCTTTAGTCGTAAAAACTGTAATAATCCTTGATTAACTCGTACATAATAACCTCGTGACCTTTTTCATTAGGGTGTAAGCCGTCCTCCATGCTCGCTTTCCTAAAAGCTGGATTGTATGGCTTAAAGTAATCTGTGTGATATGCGTCAAACACTGGTACATCTAACTCACTACAAGCTAATATTTGAGCGTTTACATAGTCCTCAAGTGTTAACCCTAGTTTGTTTTTGTCCGTGTCTTTACGGCGTATTGTTGTACCACTCATAGGGCATTGTCTTGTAGCTGTCATCACTAGTATTTTTGAATCTGGATTATTCTTTCTAATAACTTCAATTGCAGAACAAAAGGCACCGTAAAACGTTTTTGTATCCGTTTTATCAGTGCCTATCGGTACGCCTGCCCAATAACCGTGTAACCAGTCATCATCAGTGCCTTGTAATATGATTAGGTCTCCTCTTATTTGCTCTGCTTGTCTATAAATGCTGTTTTCTACCGCTTCTTTACCTATTGGAACTGTTGCCATTGTTGCGCCACCTCTTGCAAGATTAGTCGTTTTAGCTTTCAATTTCTTGCCTAACATTTCTGTGAAATTAGTTTTTGCGTGCGACCCTCTAGCTACAGAGTCGCCAATCGTTCCAATTGATTTGATGTTTCTTATACTTGATTGACTAGTAAAGTCGTACATGATCGTACCATTAGCAGTTGTAACTGTTTTAGTATTCATCTTATCGACTTTAGCGTTTATTTTTTCATTCTGCTTAACCAATTCATTATTTATAGATAAACTTGCGTTAACTTTTGCGTTTAATGCTTTTAGTTCTTTAGATGGGTCGGATTTTGTAGATTTTACGCTTTTAACATAATTTGCAGCATCATGAACTGCTTTGTTATAACGATTGCGCCTTGTAAAGTCTCCTAATACTACATCTTGCTTAGTGATATTATTGTACGCATCTCTATGTGTAGTGATTTCGACTATTCTCACTAAGTCGTTATATCCTATGGCAGAATCCACCACTCTAACAACATCACCTATTTTAGGGTTAGCTTCTGGGAAATGTTCACGTAACGCTACAAAGTCTAAGGAAATAGAAGCAGTGACACTTTTCTTTATCAATAACTCCATTGCTTTTTTTAAACTATCTTCTTTTTTAATACGTCCATCAACAAGCGGTGGCGCTTCTCTTTTACCTATCAATTGTGCTAATGGATGAGTGAATTCAATTTGTAGTCCCGCTTCTGCAAAAGTCTGTTGTCCATCAAAATCACCATAACCTTTAATAAAGGTATAACATTTAGATGCATCTTCTTGTATTTTGACGTTATCAGCATTCACACCAGCTTTAATGTAATAATTGGCAAACTTAGATAATTCATCATACAAATGAAACGTTTTAGTCTTTGCATCGTATTCATATTCGAGATGATAACGCTCAAGTCCTTTTTTAAAGATTTCTAATCGTGTATCTCCTTTGCCTAATCCCTCGAATTTAGATGCATCTACTTTTGGATGTAATACATACTTATAACCCGTTCCTTTAAAGACAGTATTGAAGAACTCAACGCCTGTAAAACTTTCGTTATACTCTTGGTAAATCCTAGAATTGTTAAGGTCATCAAGTTCTTTTTGCCTAGCTTTGATATCAAGCCTTATTTTTTCGCCAATAGTAGACTTATCAAGTATGACAATTACATATTCGTTGAAATCATCTTCACCTTCAACATGAGTGATCGTCCACATTTTAGTTATAGCACCTATTGCGTCAAACGTACTCGCGTTCTCGATAATAGTTAGATCCAAAGAACTATCTTCATTTAGCTTTTTACTTACCTTTGTACTAACATTAATAGCGTGCCCTACACCCTGTAGACTTTTTAATAAAATTGGCATAGGCTACTCCTTATCTAAAATATAATTTGTGTCTAAATGTAATTTGTTTCATTACTTTATTAGACTTGAATCGATTCCAGCCTGGATATAAAACCGGTTGTTCTAAAGTTTTATTAAAAGAATCTATATTTAAATAACCTCTATAGGTATGTTTACCGTCGAAGATTATTTTATCTCCGGCTTTTAAATCAACTTCCTTAATAACTGAGATATTTCCTTTATCTGTATAGAAAGTGAATCCATCCTTATCATTAGCTTTAACATCTTCAGCTAACTCTATTTCAACAACATTAAACTGATTAAACTGTGTTAAAGGAACATCACCGTTATAATAAACTTCTCCTGAGTTAGTGTTGTAAAATGTCATTTGACGCCTCTTATCACCTTCGTTTGTAGGCAATCTATCAGGTACCGACCATTTTTCAGGGTCGTTATTACTTTCAAGATCAGTACTATAACCGACACTTTCAAAGTATGGTAGTTCGGTTGTTTCAAACGACAAAGAAAATTCCCCTGATGTTTGTGTTGTGTCAAAAGAAACTTCACTTACTAGTCCTACAAAAAGTTGTCGTCCATCAACATAATCAAGCTCAAATGCTTGTTTGTCTTTTGGTATATCTAATATATGCTCATACTTAATTGAATTGTCTGGTGTAGCTAATTCCCTTAAATAAAAACGTCCAGCAAATAGTGCTTGGACGTCTGACTTTAAATGTGAAGCATAAGCAATTTTAGGTACTTTATACCTTATCTTAAGCTCTACTTTTTTAAGTTCTTCTTTAGCGTAATTATGAAATCTACCATCAATACCCTCTATATCAGAATAGTTACGATGATATCCTGCGCCTGTAACGTTATATTCAACTACTTCCAAGTGATTATAAGTGAAAGGATTGTCACTGACGCGATACTGTGAACCATTCCTTATTACTTCTATATCGTGCGCTATCAACTAACAAACCTCCCTTATAATAAGTTGAAACTTCCGTCTATAGCGTTCATGTCATCAATGCGTGATTTAATTAAATCAAGGTCGCCCTCATTTCTAATCGTTACATTCACAATAGGTCTATTATTTTCTTTTAAGCTATGTTGAACATCGCTAGTCATGTGTCTGTCTATAGAAGTACTTACAGGATTTACTATACTATCTGTCAAAGTAGAGGATAGCTCTTTATTAAAGGCACTGCCAAAGTCTGTAGCAATTACTTTTGCTTGTGATACCGCTAAACCTTTACCTAAGCTACTACCTCCACCGTGTCCACTTACGAATGAAGTTACAGAGTCCCAAGCTGATGAAATCGCATCGCCTACCGCGCTGACTACTTTGTGCGCAGCATTGGCTACACCCTCAGCTACTTTGCCGATTAATTCCGCTCCGGCATTTAAGAAATCACTGAAGAAACTTTTAATCTTACCAAGTGCATCACTCATACCGTCACCTACATTTGAGACAACTCTTTTAAACCCATCAGCTACTTTACTCGCGAAACTTGTAACTGTATTCCAAATGTTAGAAACCCATTCAGAACCTTTTGTGATAATAAAGTTTAATGCTTGTCCCATTTTTTCAGCTACACTCCAAGCAACACGACTGAACCAACTTGTAACAGTGTTCCAAATACTGCTAACAAAATTAGTGATTGTACTCCATATCTGTGACCAACTTGTACCAAACATTGAAAGCGTTCGATTCATTACGCCAGTTAAAAAGCCGATAATTGACTCCCAAACTGATTGCATGTATTGCCAAATCGTATCAAGTACATTGGTAACCGTAGTTTTAATAGTCTCCCAAGCACCTGAGAAGTCGCCAGTAAGCAACTGAATTAAAGCAGTGAATAAACCTACTATGATTTGGACAGCTACGGATATCACTGTTCCTATGGCTTGGAACGCAATTGTAATTAACGTCCACAAACCTTGTATGATATTCATAACATTTGTAATAATGCCTATTACCAAAACACCTAAAACTTGCATGAATACTTGTCCTAATACTTGTAATATAGGCATGATTGGCTGTAATGTTGATTGAATTTTGCCCCACAATTGAGTTAACCAATCTACTACACCTTGAATCGCACCGGAAACTGCTGTTTTAATACCGTTCCAAGCTTCTGTTATTGTTTTTCTGAATTTCTCGTTTGTTTTCCATAAATAAACAAGAATACCAATGAATACACCAATGACTGCAACTACTGCTAATATTGGCCAAGAAATACTTGTGAAAGCACCAGTCAATAAACCGAACGCTTTACTTACCACCCCAGTTATTCTAGTTAAATCCAGTATTCTTTTGACAACATTCAATAAAGTCATACTAAACACATTACTTAACACACTGCTAACAGCTGCGATCGGAGCCATTAAAGCCCAAAATACGCCACCTAAAATACCGATAACACCGATAATTTGAGCGACTGCTGGGTGTGCTTCGAATAGTTTGGCGATAAATCCAGCTAAATTAGTAATGAAATCTAGTAATTTACTAGCTATAGGAGCCATTGCAGTACCAAATGCCACTAACGCTTTTACGATATTACCGATTAACTGCATAATAGTAGGACCATTCTCTTGAACGTAACTGATAAAGTCTTTAAATCCTTGTGATTGTCCTACTTGTTCTGACCATGCTCTAAATTGAGAAGTTAATTTAACTAACCAGTCAAAAATGTTAGAACTGTTTTGAGCAAAAGCAATCATTAAATTACCAATACCAGCGAACACATTGCCAAATATCTGACCAATCTTAGGTAAGTTAGTGGTAGTGTAGTCAATAAACGCTTTAATAGCATTCTGACCAGCCACACTATTAGCCCAATTTTGGAAAGCTATGGACATGTTCTGTAGTCCTTGAGACACAAATTTGAACAACGGCATTAATTGAGTGAAAATGTTAATTAATCCGTCGCCAAATCTTCCTGCAGCGTTCAATAAATCTCCGAAGATTGCGCCACCTATGCTATTCAATGCTTCAAATGCTTTCTTAGTTGTTTCAGAATGTTTAACCCAATCCTCAAACTTGCGTGCGTTTGCTTCAACCAGCATAGATACTTCAGATAAGAATGGTTTTAATTGAGACATCGCACTTGTAACACCTCTGATACCTGCTGACATCGCATTAAAGATACTTGCTTGATTCTCTTTAACAATATCACGCCATGTAGTTTTTAACTGATCGCTCGCATCTCTAAAGTTTTGAACTTCTTTTGTTACTGCCAATGTTCCATCTTCAACCATTTTAAGAGCGCTAATAGCCATTGCACCAAAGCCAACAACTCCAAGACCTGCGACAGAGAATGCGCCAACTAAACCTAAAACGCCACCACCTAATACACCAACCGCATTAAGTACTGCCATTATTGCAGGTACTAATCCGGCAATCACTGGTATCAATGCTTGTATACTAGCAATCATTAAGCCTTTAACTTGTTGTGCAAAAATTGTACCAAATGTACGAATTTTAGTAGCTAGCGCGTCCATTTTCTCACTATAATCAGTTAAGGACTGATTCAGTGCCTTAGTTAAAATTTGGGTTTTTGTCATACCTCTCGTATCGAAATTAACTTTTATTGTTTTGTTGTGTAACGTGGCCAACATCGTTTTTGCACTAGCAATTGCACGTTTTAACGGTGAATTATTACCATCTATTTTAACGTTATGTTCACGCCATTTTTGCGCCATAGCTTTAGCGCGTTGTAAAGCTCTTTGGAATCTTGAAATATCTGCTTTTACATCTGTTTCAATTTCGTTTGGTACAGACGTCTTTGCTAATCGTTGAGCTTTCCTTACGTTGCTTTGGAAATCTCTAATATTGGCCATAATCTTTGCCATAAAATGAGTATCCAAAGGCTAACCTCCTTTCGATTCAAGGAATTTTCTTGTGCCTTCTTTGAAGAGTTCACGTCTTCTTTTTTCTTCTTCTAATCTAGCTTTTTGTACACGAGCATAGCTACCAGGTTCTCTTATTTCGTAACGTTGTTTCTCAATGTCACGAATCATACTAGTTAGCCTCTTAGAAGCTTGTACTAAGCCGTTAGCTTGCGCTTGTTCAATTAATAATTGTCTTTGATCTAGGTACCTATCCTGACCACCAATAAGCCAATCACGCCATTCAGCAGGTGTTAGTGCTAACAATTCATGTTCAGGGATATATCCTAAATATCTAGCTGTCAGTTGCCTTATTTTTGAGTAATCGTGTAAGGTTCTGCGCCCATGATTTCCTTGTAATTCTCTTTCATCATTTCTATGCCTGCTTTCGTCATTTCTTTGTCCTCGCTTTTGGCCATATTCGGTGCTTTGTTCAATGTCATCCAGTACGAGCGACTCTCCCTCTTGAAAAAACCACTATTGTTAAGTTTGTCCAAAGCCCCTTGTAATAACGGCAAAGTATCCTCGTTTTCAGTGATGAAATCATCAATCGCTTTTTCTAATTGTTCTCGAGTTGGTGGGTTTTTTAAATAAGCAGTAGCACATTCCCAAAATTGTAAAATCGCTTTGTTTCTAGATTCTAGCAAACCGTTAAAGATAACATTGAATCCTGGCATTGCTCCTTTTCTCCCGTCTTCGCTATCTTCTGAGAATTTTTCAGCTTTTCGGTCAAATGCAAATGTTACTTTTGCTTCTACTTCGTAATCTTTTTCTCCGTCATTAATTTTTAATGTTGTAATTGGATTAAATTCAGTCAAAATATATACCTCTTTTCAATTTTTTATAAAAAAATAGGGAGCTTACGCCCCCTTGATCTATTAGTTTACATAGAATGGTCTTCCGTGTGTGAATCAGATACAACACTAGCTTTCTTTTGATTCTCGAATGTTCCGACTTTTTCGCCGAATTTTTCGTATTCAACTGTAGGCGCACCTGCAGCTTCAAACCACTCTTTCGGCAAGTTATCTTCAGCACCTTCTGCTGTATTCCATTTAACTTTTAATGATAGTTCGATTTTGTCACTTTCATCATCAAATGACATTTCAAATGATTCTGGAACAACATAACCAAACATTCCGTGATGTTTACCGTCTGCACGTTTATTACGCTCATAAAGCCATATACGCAACTGTCCACCTGTTTGTACAGCGTGTTTCACTGCTTCAATTCCTTTATCTCCAGGCACATTACCAATTGTTAATTTAAATGATTCTGACATTGCATTGGGAGAATAGTCCGTTTTACCGCCTCGTACTATTTCAGCTAAATCATTTTCAATCGTATGTCCACCTTCTTGTAAGTCAGCTAATAATAAAGATTCTACTGGATCTAAGTCAGTTTCAGCTGGACGTACAACTGCTAAATAGTTTTTTTGCGCCATTTAATACACTCCTTCGTTTTTCTTTTTATGTCTGTACTTAAATAAAAGCCGTATCGTGCCATGCTTAGTAAACCTGTCTATATCAGGGAATACTGCTTGACTATCGATACGGCTATATTGGAATTCGTAATTTTCTATCTCTATAGTCCTGTTTAGCACATAGCCTATTGCGCTTAAAATGAGCTTAGCCTCGTATTGTGTAGCGAACTGTGAATACACATGTATGACAATACCAACTGTTTCTCTCATTGTTGCACTAGATTCGTTGTTAGTGACGTTTGATTCACCCACAACAATATATGGGTAAACAGCGTCATCTTGAACAACGTCAAAGACCCTATCACCAACTATTTTGTTAATGTTAGGGTCTGAGATTAATCTTTTATATATTTGATTTGTAAGTTCAGGTTCAACTGATACCCACATATTTAACCACCTCTATGAAAAATACTGCTCGAATGTCTTGCGTCCTGCGTCAATTGCAGGGTTCCAAAACGGCTGTGGCGCTTGTCCTTTAGTAGTATGCCATTTACCGTTAGCGTCTTTATAACTCCACGGTATCTTTTTAGCGCGACTACCTTTAGTGGCATAAATACCTGTGCCGTACTCAACATAAACACTATATTCTGCACCTACATTGATAACTCCTGTTAGACCGTTGTTCTCAAATCGAAAGTCTATACTTTCTTTCAAAAATCCTAAGTCAGCAGGAGCTAATGCTACAGCAGTGTTATATATCTTCATCGTTGTTTTAGCGATACCTTTTTTAACCCACTCTTCTATTTTCTTATCGAACTTATCCAATTCAACAACCATGCTATCAGCACCGTACTTAACTTTTGCCATATGGCACCTGCTTAAGTCGTAGTAACTTAATTTCATGTTGTCCGCCCTGATCTACAGAATCACCTTCAATACTAAAGATTCTACCCTCATACTCAAATAAATTGTTTTTAGATATTGGCAAGTCATAAGGTACATATAGGTTTCTGTCATATTCTTGTGACATTTGATGAAATTTTAGTTGTTCAGATGTAGTAGGCGTATCCATAAATCCTTTAATTGTTTTATCGCTTACAAAGCGCTCTTGTATAATTGGATACTCTCCTACTTTTTTGATACTTCCAATAGAAATAGTGTGAGGGAATTCGTCGTATGGGTTAAACACAAACAACACCTCTACCTTATTGGTTTAAACGGATGAAACTTTGCTCGTTTATACCTGTTTAATACTCCACTAATGTAATCAGGGACACCATCGTTATAAGTGTACGACACTGTCCCCATACTTCTTGACTTTAAATTCTTTTTAACTTCAGGTCGTTGATAATACTCTAGGACATCTGCGACATACTTTTTGATTGAGTAAGGATAAATGACTTGACCATCTTTCATAAAATCATTGTTTGTTATATCCCTAACATCTTCTAGTATTCCGTCAACTTCCATCTTAAATATTTCTTCTTCATCACTTTTAACTTCCACTCCATTTTTCTTGAGTAAAAGTTTAACATCTTCATAAAGAGTCATTTTTATCACTCGCTCTTATCAGACGTAGTACGACGTGATTTAACCTCTTTGTAACCGACAAGACTGTAATAAGAGTCAAATGCCTTCTTTGTAACAGTAATAGTCATATTGTCTTTTTTTACCTTAATCTCTTCTGCAGGATTAGCCATCATATCTCCTCCTATTCAGTTGGTTTAAGCGTTGCGAACGCTTCTGGTTTAACGTTCATGTATGCAATATGCATCGTCGCACGTAAAGCGAACATATCACGTTCAAATAATGATACTGGTTGGCCAGAAGCATCTGATGCTTGTAACGTCGTTAACGTGGCATCTTCAGAAATTGCATACTCAATACCTTGTAAGATACCGTAACGTGCGTAATCCCAATCACCCATTAGTGCTAACGATTTCTTTTTGTCGTATACATCCGCTCCAGTATAAGATAGTGGTAATCCCATAATCTCGTTCCCGTTAGCATCAAATAATGGTCTGTCATTAGCATCTAAAGCATTACGCATTTTACTTCTGAATGAACGTGTAGTTAATACTCCGTTTGGATCTAACTCTTCATCTTCAATAGTAGCCATTAATGCCGAAAGGTCTACGTATAAATTATTAGTATCTGTAACAACGTTACCTTTCTCTTCTGCGCCTTCAACAAGCGGTTTACCACTAGTTGAAGTGTTGTAAGGTGATTTAGTACCAAAGATAACAGCTTGGTCAAACGCTTTGTAAAATGCCTCTGCAATTAGAGGTTTAACCTCATTAAAGAAATCTTTTGCAGTCCATTTAAGAAACTCTTTTGATAACGGAATAATTACACCAATTTTCTTAGCTTCCATTTCTGCTTGTGCATATTCAGGCTTAGAAGTTTGAATACGTTCCGTTTCTGATACCCAGTAGGCGCCTACACCTTTTGCTAAGTAAGTAAATTTTTTCTTTTGTGCTGTCATTGGCTCATTTTTAGCTAATTTCATAATTGCTGAATTAGCCATAATGTCTTTCATGATTAAAGTACCTTGTTCTGCTGGAATAACGCCGTTTTTAAAATCCGATAAAATAACATTGCCTGGCGTGTATGTTGGAGTTGCCATATTTTATTACCTCACTTTATTTTCTAATATTGATTTCTTTCGCCATTTCTTCAATGGACTTTACATTTGAAGGGTCTAAATCTTGATTTCGTGATTCTTTAACATCTCTTCCACTCGATTTAAATTTAGACTCAACACCTTTTTGAACATACTTGTCAAAGGTTTCTTTTAAAGCTTTTAAGTTTTGCTCAGTATCTTCATCAGAATCGCCTAAAAATCTATCAACTAAGGATGTTGGTAAATTTAGTTCCTGCACTTTACCTAGCGCGTTACTTCTTAACTTCTCACGTTTTGCCTCTGCGTCGCGTTTTTCTAACTCTTGTTCAAGAGCACTAATACGTTTTTGTTCTTCTGATTGCTCAGGATTACGCTTCCGTACTTCTTGTTCGATTAGATCCTCAAGATTTTTCTCTTTCCATGATTCTAATCCTTTCGAATGATAACGATCTAATTCAGGTTGAATGAATCGTTTACCTTCTTCTGTATCTAAAAAGCCTTTAACGTCATCAACAGACACCGTCTTAAGTCCGTTTAGATAATCTTTTACTTCTTTATCGTCTTTGTGTTCTTCAAAAAAAGATTTAACTTCTTCGATATTCATATATCAGAACTCCTTTTTGCCCTTCGCGTACCCTAACAGTCCGAAAAGTGCATAATAAAAAGCAGTTTAACGACATGCTAAGGTCGAGTAGCAAAGAGACAACTAAAAAAGTGTGAAATCATTATTTTTAGCATTTTCTTCGCTAATAGATGTTTTAACCATATCTAAATCAGCTTCATTTTTAACTGTTACGTTTACAACAACTTTTTCGTTTTGTAACTCTATTATCTCTTCGTACAAGGATTTAATGCGTTCTAACTTTTCTATAGCTTCGCCAGTATCAACATTTACTTTTATTTTAAAATCCATATCAATTACCACCTTTTCGCTTATATTTCTCCCACTCACGATAAGTCATGAATGGGATAACTTCATTTTTACCATCGTCTTTACGTGCTCTCATTACAGTTGGCAATTCATTTTCATCAATATAATAAAGTAATTTGCAACGACAATTAATATTCTCTTTCGCACTGTTTACACCAATAAATAGCTTGGGCGCCTGCCCAACACACCCACTTGATTTAAAATTCTGATCTATTTCCACTGATTCCCCATCTAAATGACGATGAGTATCACGTGTTCGTGTATCTTTAGTAGCATGCCAACGTTTCTTCATCTTCAAACCGTTATCTTTAGCAACCATTGCGCTATCAAGTCCAGCTTGTGACATTGCTCTGCCTGCTTCTGTACGAGCCACACGCAATGATTGAGCTTTAGACATGCCGACATCATCACGTATTGCTTTAGCTATCTTAGAGTAACCCTCTCCACTCATAATACCTTGTGTAATGTGCATACGTATCTTTTTCAATACTTCATCACGATGTTTTTGTAGTGTTGGCATTAAACGAATGAACTCAATAGGTTGTTCAATAGCTGATTTGATTACCTCTTTACTCGGAACATCAAACTGCATAGATGTTTGACTCGCCATTTCATATAAATAAAGGCTCATAAGGAATTTTTCTATATAAGCATCTTCTTGTGACTTCTGAATCATCTTAGCTACTTGCCTATAGTCATCAGTCAACATTGTACCTATACGAGTTAACTCCTTATTGAGCCTGTTGTATTTATTGAATTCAGTCCATGTAACATACACATCATCATTTTGATATTTCTCAAACATATCTGCGATGATTTGTTTTATCTCTTTAAGTCGATTAGCAAATAGTTGTTCTATTGGTTTTTCTGCTTTAGAGATTAAACCCTCGATATACTCATCAATATCATTCTGATTGGTTATTTTGGGATTTGTCATTTGCGTCACCTTCATCTATGTCAGGTAATTTGTCATTAAATTCAAGGCTTTCTTTTTCCATTTCGTCTAATTCGTAATCAACATCATCAACTAGTTGTGATTGTCCTAACCTTGTTCGTTCTGAAACTTGTCCCTTCAGGTTAATTAGCACTTGTGATTCTTCTAACTTATTAACTGGAATGTTACGAGTGAACTTAAATATCAGGTTTAAATAACTATCATCATCCAAGTTGTACCCTTTACGCTTTAATGCAGATAAAATAACTTTGAATTGATACCTCAACATAGCTGTCATCTTACGCTCAAACGTCATACACTTGTTCTCTAAAGCCATAAGTTTAAGTTTCATTCCAATGATAGGTACATTTCCGTTAAACTCGTCAGAATTAAAGTTTACTGACTTTGCAAAACGCATGATATTCTTTTCGATTCGATCTAAATGGTTCTCAATCATTGTGTCATTTACATCTTTTGTTAAGTATTTAACGTCCATATCTTTGTCGAACAACTCAAATGCGCCACTCTTTTGTGTTTCTTGAATCATTTCTTCACTCATACCCATACCACGTAACACAAGGTATGCTAAACGTGTCTGACTAATCTCACTTGATGCATCGCTCATTGTTAAATCATATGCGTCAATTAAGTGAATAACCTTTTCAGCATCTCCTATCATCTCTTTGTTGTTAGGTACACCAAACAATGGATTGTAATCAAATAAATGTTCATATCGTCCAACTTCTTGCAAAGCGTCAATACCTTCTCCTCGAAATACATAATAATAAGTATTATCGTAAAACTCTGCGTACACATAATCAGTGCCATTATCATCATCTTTTTCATAAAAGTAGCGCAATGAGTATGTAGGTTCTAAAATATTGTCGCCAACAAAAATAACATTATAGGGATCTATATTCTTAATCCTAATATCACCATTCGTATCAATATATGCTAACCTAGCACCATATCCGCAAATTGCTGCCATTTTACCTATTTCAGAATCCTCATCATCAACACTATTTCTAATGGCAAAGTTGGTTATAAACTTTTTCAACTTTTCGTTTTTTTCTGCGTTTTCATCTAAATCATAAGTAACAGGAACACCATGTAAATAACCAACACGTGTATCAACAATTTCGCTGTCAAAAGAGTTGTTAAGTTTGTTATTAACAGACACGTCTAATCGCCTTACATTTCCACCAGTTTCAAAATCTTCTTTTTCTTCAATTGGTCGACGTTTGAATATTGGTACATAGTCAATATGTGTCTTGTATCTATTATAGAGATTAACCATTCTCTCTCTATCGTCTTTATGTGACTCTATTAGAGCCTCAATATGCTTAGGCAATATTCCTTGTGCTTCAATATCATCTATTAACTTATACAATGTCATTTCCCCCTCCTTAATCGTTCAGGTTTAGTATGTGTGTATATGGCATATCTTAACGAGTCCAACACGTCATCAAATTCTTTTATAGGCTCTCCGTTTGTAGGGTGCCAAACATATTTAAATACCTCTTGCTTAAACCTATCCATATTATCATAAAGAACAAGTAACTTGTTTTGTTTGAACAACTTAGCAACTTCCTCTACACCCGATAGTTTACTTTTATCAGCGTTAATTGCACGTAATCTATGTCTTCTAAATTCAGTGATGTATTCAGGTCGTGCAGTATCGCAGTAAAAATTAATATTGCCATATCTACTTACAATATCTTTTGCAATAACCACCCAATCATCAATAAACTTAAATTGGTGTGCGTGCTCCTCAATAAAATAAAAGTTACCATCTATACCTCGTCCTATTAACACAATAGATCCATAGTGCTCGTAACCCCAGTCGACACCAGCAAAGTATTCTTTGATAGGTATGTCGTCCAGTTCATCTGCTTTAATCGTATTCTCATTCAAATCAAAGTCGGCATATACTACACCGTCACCAGACACCCACATACCGTTGATATTACGTTCATAGAACATACCTGATGGTGTTGAAGCCTTAATAGACTCTTTATATCTATCATTAAGAAAGTTATTGTCATCGAGCTTAAATTGGTGACTCAGTATACCTGCTTTAGGATCTGTATTTTCAATATAATCTTTCAACAACCAATGCTCGGGATGGTCAGGGTTGGTATCTACCAATATTCTTGCACCAGTTCCACTACAACGTGACTTAATCTCGTCAAACACCTCTTCATGCGCTAACGACGCTTCATTGATATATGCACCAAACGATGTCATACCACGTATAGCTCCTATACCACTTACTTTACTGTGACCTGTCTGAACCACTTGAACGCCAAATAACATGAATGAATTATATTTATCAAAATTAAACTCAATGCCATATTTGTTAGTTAACTCTATTAGTACGTTTTTTTGAATCGTACCTAATGTTGCACCAGCAAGTATATATTGAGGTGTCTCAATTCCTTCTTCGTCTGCTATCTTTCGCACACGCATTAACTCACGTAAAAATAAGTCATTGTTTAATATTGTTTTACCTGTACGCTTTGCTCCGTGATTAATTAACATAAACCAATCTCGTTTTTGCGTTTGCTTCAATATTTCAATTTGTTTGTCCGTATATAAAGATTTAAGTTTATTCATTGACGATCACTTCCGTTATTGCGTCGTGAAATTGTTTGATTTTATCTTCTGTTCCACTGTCACCTTTATCTATTTGTTCAATCTTCTTCTCAAGCATCTTAATTTCAGTTTCTATTTTCTTGTTAGCTAAAACTTCGTTACCTAACGTCATTCTATTCATACCATCTAAACTAGCGAGGAATGCATCAGCTGTCGCTTTCTTCACTCCCTCTATTTCAATGTCATTCTTAGCTACATTCTTTAGCCACTCATATTCTTCAAAAGCCTTTTGGCGTGTCCATTTTGATTGTTCAGCTGCTTCTTGACGCAATTCTTCATACCTATCTAAAATCGCACTATTCTTACTCAACTCAAAAGCTCGGCTATCTATATAATTATCACTTTTACCTTTAGTCGAATACCCTGCGTCAATATATGCTTTCCGTTGGCTCTTGCCCTCGATGAGTCCTAATACAAACTTTTCTTGCTTCGGTGTTAATTTAATCAATTGTTTTCACTGTATCACACGCCTTTACGTTAATTACTCTAGTTATTTTAAATATAAAAAATGCCCCTACATCTTGTGCAGGAGCTACGTTCAATAAATGTGAAAGGAGGAAAATAGTTATGACTCAAATTGCAAGAATTAAACTACCCACCATATAGGCAGGCAGTAAGTGATTAATAGCGTAACATATCAACTTTACATGTTTGTCACTTCTCAATCACATCGATGAGAACATCTAATGTGGCTATTACCCCACGTCTTAAGATAATTCTTACAAATCAATTATATAAAATTAATTCACAGTTTAAAAATAGTGTCATTTTCGTCATTTCTGTCATTTTTGTCATTTTCGTCACTGTAGTAGATAAATCTTTTCTGCTAACTCATCACGGCGCGCTAAGAAGTTGTTTCTGTTCAATTTAGAGTTAGGCATCTTCTTGATAATTGCATCTCTGTTATAACCTTTCTTCAACAACTCTAAGAAGCAAAAGTCAACGTGTCCTAATCTCTGTTGTGATTGATTTATAAACTCAACTTCTTTTAACATCTGCGCATACCTTTTATTTGCTCTTTCAAGCCTCACAACAACATCTTCAACTTTGCTTGAGTTTTCCCCTTGTGGTTTCGGTAACGTCGCTTGTATACCATACTGTGCGATTGAATTGCTATCATATTCCGGTATTACATCAGCTAACACATTACACTTCATTTTATGTGTGCCTATCATATTAACGATTGACTCTTTGCTATACATCTATTCTGACACCTCCGCCCTCATCAAATCAGACTGATCGCTCAACTTTGCGAAGTCACTCGGCGCCTCTACATCATCATTAGCCGTCATCATAATATATACTTGCTCAGTTACATACTTACCTAGCTCATACATTGCTAGTAAGAATAATAATCTTAGTATTTGCTTAATCATTTCCCACACTCCCTTATATTTTCAAACAACTGACCTAATTTAATAATTGCATCTCTTTTAACTTGTGCCTCGTACTTTTCTTTCGCTTCTTCTTTACTCTCTGCCTCAACAACTGTAAACGTCTGATTATCTCTAGCCACAGTAATATGTTCATGTGGTAGTCCTGTTGAATCTTTGAATGTTGTGACTAAGTATTGTGTCACTTCCCCAAAACCTCCTTGACCCGATCTAATATGTCTTTATACGTATCCTTTCCCTGCGTCTGCTGTTCCATCTTGTCTTTCGTGGTTCCTTTTCATTTTCTTTTTGTATGCGTCAATGAGTTGATCGATAGTGTAGTAGTTGTTCGCTAATGCAAACGGTAAAAATAAGTTGCTACTATATGGACTTTCATACATTTCATCTATAGTTGACATAAATTCATCTACTACATCACTATCGTTAAAATCGATTTCAACTCGTTCTATATAGTCGTTAAAATCTCCGTCATCTAAATAACCCAAAATTTCTTCCATGTTATCTGCTTGTTGATTAGCAATACTCAATCCAAACGCTAACATGTCTGCTAACTCGTCTAGCTGTACGTCTAACGGTTTACCTGGTTTCTTTTTCCAGTTTTTAAACGTTTCCAATGTATTAAACCATTCAAAGAATTCAACAACATACGCAACCTTACTATCTTGTAAATTAAGTGTTGGAATTCTATCGTCAAACTCCTTTTGTATTTGTAATAACTCTTGTAATTGATCTACTGTTAATGTGTTAGTCATTTTCCTGCTCCTCTAAATCTTTTCTTTTATTCCAAATTTTTATAAGTTTTTCTGCATTATTGGTATGAACGTGTGACCATGTAGATGGTTGTAGTTTGCAATTTTTATTAGTACATTCAATTAATAATGTATCAAAGCTATATCGTATATCTGCTAGACCGCCACAAAAAGGGCAGGGCTTAATTTTCGGACTACTCATCACTCTTCACTCTCCTCATATTTATAGACAACTTGACCCGTCATAATCCCTACTGCTTCATCAAGTTCAATACCTTCTTTAACTGAATGTTGAATAGCATTTGTCATTCCCTCAAGTATTTCATCAAACGCTCGCGCTTTCTTATACACGTCTTCAATCTCTTTCAGTAATCCCTCTGTGTCATTACCGTTATACGCACTAGCACTGATTACGGATTGTTCTATTTGTTCGCGGTTATTCATTAGTGTCATCCTCCATAAAAATTTTATTGTTTAATTCCATTCCAAATTTAACTCTTTCATCATCGTTACCGAATTCGTTTATTAAATCTTTTTCAACGCTCTTGCAATACCTATCCCATGCGCTTGCTTTCTTCTCCAGTTCTTTGTTACAATCTCGTAACTTCGCTATATCCCCAATAAGATCATCTCGTTGCTTCTTGTACTCTTCACGATCTTTTAATGCTTTGTGAAGTTTATCTAATAACTTGTTAAAGTTAGTACAAAGATTTTTATATTGTTCATCTGATAAGGTGAACGTCATCTCATAACCTCCAATAGCATCTCATTTTCAAAAATATTTCCAACAATTTCAATAATATCGTCATTTTCACTTAGTAATTCAGTTACATTGCTAAAAGTTATATAAAAGGCTCCTTCTTTAAACTCGATAAAACTTACTTCTCTCGAATAACAATCTTGAACAATATCCCCTTCGTAAATCTCCACACCGTGCACATCTTTAAATCCTGTGTATTGTAGCAGTTTTACTTCATCGAAACTTTTATAACCTGTTGAAATCAAAATGTACCCACTATTAAAATCGATTTCGTCAATAATACTCATAACTTTTTTATCTTTATCCCAAGCTTTAAATTTCAACATCATACTACTACCTCCACTTTTTCGACCTCTATGCTTGCAGTTTCGAACGGGAGCTTTTTACGAATCAGTTTTAATACCATATTCGTGGCTTCTTCCTCATTCGTACTTTTCACGAAATAATGTTTTTTTAATTTGTAATCACATTTAGATGCAAAGAACTTAATACAAAGACTTACTTTATAGGTTTGCATCATTCTACCAACTCCCCATCTTTCCAGATTCTTTCTTCTGTATCATCTACTCCACCAGCTTCCATTGTTTTTTATTAATTATGTTATATATTGTTTTTTGACTGACATTGTATTCCTTTGCTAGTTTTCTTTGTGAGTAATTTTTTGATAAATACTTTTTTCTTATTTCTAAAACTTCATTATTTGCCAATTTAGACATTCCATGATTTTCTCCGCCCCTACTTAATCCGGTTTTCCAAGAATGAATTGTATTGTCTTTTGCTGAAACCCATTCTAAATTATTAACAGAATTATCTTCTTTGTTGCCATTGATATGGTTTACCTGAGGTAAATTACTAGGATTGTCTATAAAAGCTTCGCCCACTAATCTATGAATATAGAAATATATCCTCTTACCTTTGTTATTTAAACCTACTTGATAGTAACCATAACCATTATGTCTTTTATTTAATATTCTTTCTTTGAAAGTTTGTTTTTTACCGTCTTTTTTTATTATTGTCCTTGCTAAGCTTTTCACGTTTCCTAAATTACTAATTTCATATATGCCTTTATAATTTTTTATTGGTCTCCACTGCTCAATCAATTAAATGACCTTCTTTCCAAATTAAAGTTAAAGTCATATCATCGTTTAAGATATAGAATGCTTTGGTAGGGAAAGACGTGTTCTCTAAACGTTCTTTGATACTGGTATTTGTGTGCAGCGCTGACATATAGGCTCTTTCTCGAAACTCATATACTTCAAACAACCTATCAAACTTAGTATCTTCTGTGATTTCCTCTTCCACTTCGACTTCGAAAGGAGCATCAAGTGGCACACAGACTGATGTCGTACACTCATTTGTGTCCTTTTGAAAACGAACGATGCCATCGCCGTTGCCTGTTGTAAAAAAATTTTTGCCCTTTGATAACTCCGGATTTTCTCGCGCCCATTTAATTAATTCATCTAATCTCATTTCTTTTTTAACTTTGATTTTCATTGTTTCCGCCCTTTTAAAATAAAGTTAGTTGCTTCTGTTCCTCATATTCCAAATCATGTTGCTTTATATATGTTTCAAGCTCTTCGGCTGTATCAAATGTCTTTTTCACGCCTTGCCAACCTGGTACGATATGCCCATGAAAGTAATAAGTGTCATTTACTACATGGATATGTGCCACTCGCTCGTTATCCTGATACAGATATCTCTTAGAGCCGAAAAATCGGCTTAAGTATTCTTTGCGTGCGCTATCTGTCATTGTCATCACTCCCACAAGTCAAACACTCTATCAACGTAAAACTTCGCTTTTGCCATATCCTCATGTCCATTCTTTAACGGTGCTCTAGATAGGTATTTGATTGCATTACCTATTGCGAATGCTAATTGTGGTGGGTACTGTGCCGTTACTTGTTCGATAAAATCTATAATTTCAATGTCGCCGTATGTGTAATGCGCAGGTTGCTTAACGTTGTCTTGCGTTTTGTTCATATCTACTTTTCTGTTACTGATTATGCTCATTATGCTTCACTCCATTTCTTGAACATTTGGTTATAAGTGACATCGAACCAGTACGGATCACGTGAATGTTTTTGAGGTACATTAAACAAATGTGGCTTCTTTCTTCTTAGCTCAGCTTCTTTACGTCGTTGCCTAGCCATTTCACGCTCTTTGCTCTCTCGCTCCATGATTTTGGATAACACGATTTCTTTATACTCAGCTAGGCGCATGCCATAAGGTGCGTTTAAGGCTTCTAACAACGCCCAGCCACCTCGTACTCTTTTTGCAACCATTCCTGGAGTTAAACCATTCTTTTTTATCAATTCATTTTCATGTTCGGTAAATTTATATGGTTTACCGTTAATCTTTACGATACTCATTTATTCCACCTCTATATATGCATGTCTTATTTTTATGTCGTCATACTTCAATAACTCATCTGGATTTTTATCTAAACGCTCTGCTAGCATATCTTTTTCATCATCCACATCATCGAAATGATGATATTCAACTTCTGTAGGTATTCTTATATCAATCGTTGCATTTATATATGCTTGTTGTTGCATTAAATCACTTCATTTCTCTTTTTCTTTTACGTCTGACTTTCACTAAGTCCTCATATACCATCCATTCTTGACCTGTGTATTTAGGCGCTTTACATATCCACGTTAAATTCACATCTCTATACTGATATCTGAATATCTTCGCTTTGATGTTGGCAACTTCGGTCGCCTTACCTTTAACGTCTACAACTTCAACCAGTTTCCCTTCCTTCCACAAAGAGAAATCGGCTATATACGTAATCGGTCTTTGTTTCCCGAATTTAGGTTGTAATTCAAATTTCGGTTGTATTTCGATACGATCATAGTTAGTGCCATTCATATTACTTTCTAAATATTGGTAATATTCGCACTCTACTTTGCTATCAAATACAATTCCTTTGTACTCAACTTTCTTAGCGTTGTATTTACTCATTGTGCCACCTCTAAATATCAAATATCGTTGCTTGTAATCCTAGCTCTTGTTCATATAGAAGCCCGTGAGCGCCTTTGAATCGTTTTAGGTCACTTTCAGTCATGATTTTCTTTTCGTCGCTGAAATGGGCTCCTGTGAGCGAATAAACTTCATTTACGTTGTTTTTATACTTGATGACCTTAATATCTTCTGTGCCATCTTCTCGGTATAAGTAATATTTTTCTTTCGGCATTTTTAACACTCCTTAATATTCGACGATAGCGGGGCGTGTGTGACGCTCTGCAAGTTTTTGGATAAATAGGTCATATAACTTATTTTCGTCTCCCTGTGCCTCGTCTATGAGTTTCTGAGCGTACATATCTGAACACTCAAGTTTAGTTTTTAAAAATTCTTTGGTTACCATGCGTCTCGCTCCCTGAAATCGTCTCCGATTACTCTTACTTTTCTTGCGTTGTGTTTCATTCTCGAATTGATACGTTGCCAGTTCATATTTTGATTTAGTTCTTTATCACTAAAGTTTGTTGTAAAGATATTGTTTTTACCTACTCTGTTATCAACAATGCTAAAAAGTTTATTTAAAGTGTGTTCTGTGTTCTCTACACCCATATCATCTAGTACAAGTAAATCAATATCACTTAGCAATCTGACTAGCTCGTCTGTAGTTTCTTCTGCGTTTTTGTTGTATGTCGCTTTGATACGATCCATCAACATTGGTATATGCATAAAAGCAACTGTATGACCTTTAGCTTTGACTGCTTTTGCGATAGAGTATGCTAGGTGGCTTTTACCAGTTCCGTATGAACCTTGTAATATTAATGATTTCGGTTCTTTTGTAGAGAAACCTTGTACATACTCTATTGCTGTTTGCTTAGCTTGTACTTGTTTTTCATTTTGTGGCTTATAGTTGTTAACCGTTGCATCTCTTAAAGACGGATTAACGTTTGATTGATTGAATATGTTGTTTATCTTCCGTTGCTTGTTTCGCTTATATTCCTCATAGATTTCACATTTGCAACCGTCTTTATACTCGTAACCATTCGGGTGTTTTTTAGTAGGAGCGAACTTATATAAGTCGTATTCACTTCCACATTTCTCACATTTCAATCCCTTTTCGACATGAGTAGGTTGATATTTTTTCAAGCTTTCGTTTATCTTTTCGCTGAATAGTGGTTTCATAATATCCCCCTAATCCCAATAACTTTCGTCGTACTTCATACGTTCCAATTGATTTATGCCAGTTTCTTTAATCTCTTCGCTATAATCATTCATATAGCTTTCGTTAGTTAAAAACGTTTTAGGGTACTTTTGATATTGCTTGTCTGTAATAGTTTTTAAATACTCTCGAGTACCTTGCATAATTTGTTCAAAAGAATGTTTCTTTAAGCATGATTTGAATTTAGTGAAAGACATCTTCTTATCTTTTTTCTTGTTGTAAAGTTTCCACCATTCCTCAAATTGCTCATGCGTAACGTCAGTTGCGCTATTATTTGCACTTAAGTTCTTATCTATATTTTTTTCTTTATCTCTTTCTAATTCTTCATCTAATTCTTTATCTTCTTCTGTTGCGTGACTGTCACGTGACGTCACGTGACCATTTAGCAATTTTCTGTTGTTTTCTCGTTGCTTTTGTTTCCTCAACCTGTTCTGCTCTCTGATTTTCTCGAGTCCTTCAATATTTTGGTGCTTTTCCCAATTTGTCACTTTTATGACACCATTAACTTTTTCAATCATGCCCAATGTCTCAAAGGTTTGTATTGCTAACCTTATTGAGTTAATAGGTCTGCTAAACTCATTAGCTAACATTTCTTCGTTATACGGTAAGTTTTCAGATAACATAATGTAACCTTGTTCGTTGTACTTTCCTGATAAAGTTAGCAACTTAACCCAAATAGTTATGATCGTATCTCTTTCGGGTAAAGCTTCGATATATTTGATTTTACTGTCATCAAACATGCCAACTTTAAGTTTTATCCACGATACTTCTCCCATTGTTTTCTCCTTTCAGCATTTTATTAAGCCTCTCATCAACTTTTAGCCACGAGTCATGCAAGTGATATTTATCATCAAATGACTTAACACCCATCTGATGTTGCTCGTTGTGATGTTCGCGACATAACGCTAATACATGTTTGTCGTAGTGATTCATCTTGTTTCTGTTCATGCCTCTACCTACTGCTTCATAATGTGCTAGGTCAGCGTGAGGCTTTCCGCATATTACACAGTTGCGGTTGATTGTAGCCCAATATAATAGTGCTTTATCTTCGCTTAACAACTTGCTTGTTTCTATGCTCATAGGTATTTGATGATGAAACATAAACGCTATAATCAGTTCTATTAACTCCCTTGCAACTTTCATAGAACAGTCTCTCAGACTTATTTCTTCATAACCTTTCATAATTTCCAACTCTGTTTGTAATAATTTTCTAGTTGATTCCACTGGTTCGCCCCAGTGAAGTTCTATATCTCTACACATTGCGAATATTTTTTTGCGTTGTTCTACGGATAACTTTTTATTGTCCGGAACCTCTACTTCTGCTTTTAGTGGATATCCGTTTTCTAGCAAGTCAATGTGACTTTGTTCAAGTCCAACACCAGTAGCAACGACGGAATAAGTACCGTCATTGTCTTTCTGGTATCTTGTAATGTATTGCATTTAAACCACGTCCTAGAACGGTAAATCATCATCATTGATTTCTATTGGACCATTAGCATTAGCGAATGGGTTTGATTGTTGACTCATTGGCGTCTGTTTCCCATTTGCTTGCTGTTCTCTTTGTTTCATCTCGTCAGTTTTAGGTTCTGGTTTATTAACTACTTCATCATCTTTATTCCAAACTTTTACATACGAGAGTCTTACAAAGTATTTACCTTGTTCCTCGTTAAATTTATTTTTAAGTACAATAGTTCCGATTTTGTTAATTAATTGATCTGTGTCAAAAGTTAAATCTGGTAAGTTCAATTTAATTCCTAATCTACTAAGTAACTCGATATATTGTTTTTCTTGATAATCTTGTTGGAATGGTGGGACGAATTGGTTGTGTTTGTATTGTTTACCTTCGTTGTTTTCAAAAATAATTGTGAAGTATCTGTTTTCTCTGTCGTTAAACTCGACATTTGCAACTTTCGCTGTAAATTCTCCAGCTCCTAAAAAGTCCCCGCCTTTCATGAATGCCTCTTGATTAGTTTCTTGAATGTATTGTGTTCTACCAGCGATTTTCATAATTTTTATACCGTCCTTTTAATTAATTTTTAGTTTCCATTTCTAATTGCTTCTACTACGTCCGTAATGCTAGGATTTGCAAATTTCTTATTGTTAATTGTTATTGAAGGTGAATGTCTAATCTTTGTTTCAAACGTATTAGAAGGTTCAGCGTTTAGAATATATCTAGCTTTCTTTTCTCCGTTATCATCAAATTCTTCAATCATTGCCCTAGCTAACACATCACTTTGAGAAGTAATAGCTTTTTTAATTTGTTCTTGCGCTTCAATAGTGATAGTAGGGTTGATAGTGCTACCTTCATCATCTTTATCTTTATTGATACCTTCATGACCTGTAATAACAAAGTGGAATTTGTATTCTTCTTGAAGTTTTCCTATTAATCTGTACATACTGACAATTCGTTCAGCAACTTCTCCCCAATCATTAAACGTTGGTTTTTTAGACTTATTTTTCATCACATCATTCAATGTCATATCTCTAAGTTTTTGAATAGTTTCAATAACTACAACATTGATTTCTTGTCCGTTTTCTCTCATCTCCTGTAAAATTTGAGGTAAAAAATTTACAACATAAACAAAGTGTTGATAGTTCTCGATTTCTACGTCTGATCCTTCATCAGTAACCGTTGTTCCACCTTCGTTAATGTCAATGACGAAAGCGTCTTTATCTCTTGTAGCAAACGTGGTTTTTCCTGAGCCAATTTTTCCGTATACTGCAAATTTATAGAATTTCCTTTTATTTTTCTCAGCGATATTATTTATCTTTAGTTTTTTGAGTATGCTTACTTTTTCTTGTGGTTCTTGTTTTTCCTCAGTCATGTTCTACCTCCTCGTACTCAATAGTTTCTGTCACTGTTTTCTTGATTGCTTTGTGATAATCCATATTGATACTCGCTTCTTCCATACCGTTAAACTCCCTAGCTCTATTTCTATTTGTGGAGTAACTAATATCTGAATTGTTATCGGTTGGTTTGTTAGTTATATAAATTGGCATATCCCTATGACGAATGATATAAGTTACAGTCTGCTTCATAGCGACCTCCTACCATCTCATGACTAAGTTAATTAGTCTGTCCTGTTCGTCTGTGTTCTCTTCAATCCATTCATCTATTGCTTGGTTGAATAAGTCTGATGCCATATCTAAGTCATTCTCATCTACGACATAAGCATGTTTAATTGGTACGTTGTTCATATCTTTAACTTGTATTGATATGCCCATATGACCTTTTAAAATGAATAACTTAAAATCGAATCCGTTAACATGAATATTTTTGCGTATAATATCGCCTATTTCGTAATACATTGTTTTAGTCCTCCTTGTCGTCATCAATACCGAGAAATTTTTGTGATTTACACATTTGGAGAACATTGACAATGTCTTTATAACTCTTAGTGCTATCCAATAAGGAAGCAAGATCGAAAGTATGACCAATCACAGAATTTGAACCTGCTAAATATTCTCCGTCGATAACTCCTATTGATGAGAAAAGCAAAATATCAAATTTACTTTCTCCCTTAATTTCTTTCGCTAATTCATACAATTCTCCGCTTTTTTCAGATAATAAGTCTTTTATTTCGTCCTGAGTCATGTCTTTATAATTTTTAGTCATAGTTGACTTCCTCCTTGTTTCGTTTTATATTTAACTTGAAATTTTTCTTAAGTACTTGATACTGTTACTTGTTGTCGCAAGTAGCAGTTTTTTTATTCTTCATAAAAGTATTCTTTATAGAATATGAATGTTGCTATACTTGCGAATCCCGCAATTGACCATGCTGTAGTGAAGTACAAAAGTGGCATTAAACAAATTGCTAAGACTGTGAAGCATAATACTGCTATTAAGTAGCTTTTATAAATGTTACTCATTTTCTTTTTTCAACTCCTCCATTATTCTCTCGTCTGATAAGTCGTGATAAGGGAATTTTTTCCTAGCTAATTGGACTGGTATTCTGCCTCGTATCGCAATGTATCCTTCGTCTTCAAGCTCTTTATTCAGTTCTCTTATTATTTGTCCTGCTTTGGATTTAGAAACAGATAAAATTACTGCAAGTTCTTTAGCTTGCAAACTATTTTTCATCATATCTTTTTCTCCTTTTTATTTTTGTGTTGTGTATAATTTAGTTATCTCCTAGTGAAAGGAGGTGGTAATTATGAATAATATAAATCTCACTCAACGACAGTTAGATTTAATAAAGAAAAATAAAGCTATCTTATCTAAATTGCCTGTCGAAGCTTACGCTAAAGCCACAAATACTATGAATAATTCGTATGTTATGAACGCTCTGGAAATTCAATCGACGGTTAATAATGTTATGAATAGCATTAGAATTAACCAATCTAAATTATCTGATTGGGCTTCCTATATGCATCAAGTAACTAAGAATCATCCAATGTTCAAATCTAATTTATTTTCTGAAAAAATTCTTGATGAATTCATAAGTTCTAACAACTTTCCGGATGATGAAGTCCGCAAAGTTAGCACTCATTTGAGAAAGTCTTTTGTCGATACTGTCGATGTCCCTGTTCTTGGTAAAACCGTCAATTCTGCCCATCCAATAGATGACGTAAATACCAAAGAAAGTGATAAGATATTCTATAAATCTATCAATCAATATTTTTTGGCTCCTTCCTCATCGTTTGTTCACGATGTTTCATTAACTGTTGCTAAAAGTGTTGCTGTTAATATGTTTGTCAGGACTGCTAATGATGATTACGTGAATTACTTCTTTTCAACTGCGGTAATAGCTGTATGCTATGTCGCTTCGTGTCTTGCTAATGCTTTTGATTTAAAGAATAAAAGAAAAGATTTTAAATAGTTTCACACCATTTTTATAATTATCTTCCAAACCTTCCAAGTCACAACTGCCATTGTGATGAGGAGGGTTGTTTTATATAGTGTGTTCATTGATAATCCCTCCTTTTAAGATGTTTGTTTTTCTCCTAAAAACTTATTAACAAAGTATTGTTGTCCTTTGCCTGTTACTTTTGGCGTCTTACTAATTGATGTGTGACCGTCCGAATGTGTGATTGATGTTTCTTTAATTTCGAATAACTCACGTTCCATTGAATACTGTGTAGGCATGTTATAATCCACACCCTTGCGTTTAATAAGGAATCCGTTTTGACGTAACCACTCAAACAATCTGCGTTGCCCGATGTTTATACCGTTTTGTTTAATGATCTTTGCTAACTCTCCAACTAAAATTGATGTCTTAGTAGTAGCTACTGCATCTGCAAATACAATTTTTGGTTTATCACGTTCAATCTTTGTTTCTAATTGATTGATTGTGTTGTTAGCAATTTTTAAAGCACGTTGCATAATCATTTCTGGGCTGTTCCATGCTTTTTCAACTTGGATGAAATACTCTCTAAAATCAAAACCTTTTTCTGTACCTGACATCATCGCAACATGTTTAGCTACATCAAGTGTTAAAGCATAATCTTCTAGTTGTCTTACAGCTCCGTTATTAACAACCGTACTTGTAAGTACACTTGTAAAATCCCTATTTTCTTTGAAATGCTTCAAGTTAATTTCTGCCCAAGCGCTAAAACGCTTTTTAACTTCCAAAGCTTTATATAACTCTCTTGCACTTATTGCGATTTCTCCATTTTCTTTTTCTTGAATATTGAACATTTCTCCGATGTTCGATTTTGTTTGTAATGCTTGCATTTTATTTCTCCTTTACATTAGCGATATCAACTTGTAGTGCATCGCATATTTTTTTTACTGTGAGGAAACCGGGGTTTTTAACCTCTGTTTCGATAGATCGAATTGTCGAGTTTTGTAATTCCGTTAGCTTCGCTAGTTGATAGCGTGTTATCCCCTTTTCTTCTCTCAATTCTTTTAAGTTCAGCATCTTACCACTCCTTATTGTCCATAACGATATTTCGTTATATAATTGATCCAACCCCACTACACTGGGAGGTGATTTCCTTGCTTATGCGAGGTTTTAAATCATCCTGTGGTTTTATAGGTTAGTAAGTCTAAATTAGAACATCGTTTGTTGTGTTCCACAGTCAACCAAGAGACGTTAACTAGGGTATGCGTACTAGAAGGTAGTAACTTTTAGGACGCTAGACTTTGATGGAAAACCTAAGCACCATACAGGGCTGGGGACGATACCAGCAAAAATTGTGCTGTTAGTCGTAGTGATTAGAACCAAACAAAATTTCCGTAACACATACCTTCTACGACAAGGTGTGTGTTTTTTTATTGGAAACAAAATGTTTGTAATGCTTGCATAATATTTATGCTCCTTTCGTGTATAATGTTGTTATCAACCTAAGGAGGTGATGCTTATGGCTAAAAGAGGCAAGAAAAACGGTAAGCAATCTACTAGTAGAACTGCTAAACTTGCTAGCAAAGTACTTCGAGATAAACGAAGTGGTAAGAAAGCTAAAAGTTTGGCTGGTAGCGTGCTTGCTCAATCTTAATCAACCGCTCTTAAACTCTTGTATTTCATTTTCAAGATATAATCAGGGTTTATAAGCAGTTGGTTTTTGTTACCTTTTGCATTTGTGTAGGTCGCAACTACATAAGTGCCGGGTAACTCCATTTCATTACCTTCCATTTCACGAAGAGTACAGTTTTTTATTCTTGTATCATCGATTAAATCTACATACTCAAATTCCATTTGTAGTTCCTCCTTAAGTTAAAACTTTCTTTTTGCGTAAGTCTTCGTTAAAAAAAATATCTCTTCCTTCTTGAGGTGTCAATTCTAACGCAAAATAAATACCATTTATTACCGGGTAGGATGGTTTTGTTCTCCCGTGTATCATGTTAGATAAAGTATCTCTATTGACACCAATTTCTTCAGAAAGGGTTTTGATGTTATGTTCTTTCAAAGCCATTTTAGATTTCAAAAGTTTAGTATCTATAGGCATTTCTTTTCACCACCTTTCGCATTACGTAAGTAATCTTATCATGATGTTACAAAAGAGGTCAAGCATTTTACGAAAGTTTTTTAGAAAAATATTGCAAATGCCGAAAGTTTTCCTTATAATAGAACTATCAAGTAAAAGGAGCTGTATTACGATGTGCTTTTCAAAAAGAATGAAACAATCAAGAGAAAAACAAGGTATGACTTTGGCCGAACTAGGAAGAAAAATTGGTAAAACTGAAGCTACTGTACAACGTTATGAAAGCGGAAATATCAAAAATCTAAAAAACGATACTATAGAAAGTATAGCTACTGCATTAAATGTTAATCCTGCGTATTTAATGGGGTGGGTTGAAGAAAACGATGATGAAGTACAACATCGTGCAGCTCATCTTGAAGGAGAATTGACAGATGACGAATGGCAAAGAGTTTTAGATTATGCAGATTATATAAGAAGTAAACGTAAGTAAAGGATGTATCAGATGGGATTATATGAAGAAACTTTAATACAACATGATTATATTGAAGTAAGAGAGGCTGATGTACTTCCAGATAATTTAGACGGGGTATGGTTAGGAGATTTAATTTTAATAAAGCGTGGTTTATCAGATAGAGAAAAGGCAGGAATTCTCTTCGAAGAATTAGCACATAATAAACTTACATACGGTGATATAGCTGATTACTCGAAATTCAACAATCGCAAGTTCGAAAATTACGCACGTAGACACGGCTTTATCTCAGCAGTCCCTTTACGTGAAATTGTAGAAGCATACAATTATGGTGTACGTAACTTGTATGAGTTGTCTGAGTATCTACAATTAAGCGAAGAATACATATTAGAAGCAATAGAACAATATAAGAAGATGTATGGTATTGGTACTCACTACGGTGAATACTCAATTACATTTGAACCGTTGAGAGTTTTTAAATATAAGGAAATATAAACAAAGGAGAAATAAAAATGAAAAGATTATTAGGTTTACTATTAGCAAGTACGTTGGTGTTAGGCGCATGTGGTAGTAACGATACAGACAAAAAAGAAGAAAGTAAAAAAACAGAAACAAAGAAAGAGAACAAAGATAAAAAGAAAGAAACTAAAGAAAAAGCAGAAGCGAAAAAAGAAAATGCTAATCAAAACGATAACAATAATCAAGTAAACAACGAGAACAACACAAACGTTAACAACGATCAACAAACCAATAACACATCTAAGCAACAGGTACAGAAGGATCTTCCAGCTACCAATAATGGACAACAAGCACAACCACGCGACCCAAACGAACCTAGTTACGAAGAATATTTAAATGCTAAAAGAGCCACTGAAGAAATGGAAAATAATCCGGACAAAAACCAACATGCTGGAGGTGGTCCAGGAATGTCGTTAACACACCCTAATCAATCATATGATAGTTTTAGAAAAGAAGTAGGAAAAGCAAGAAGTGAAGCAATAGTTGTTCAACAATAAAATTCCGGGTAGCCCGCCTACCCTTATTATTTTTTGCCAATTTTGAGGAGGGAGAAGTAAAATGCCAGTATATAAGGATGATAATACAGGTAAATGGTATTTTTCCATTAGATATAAAGATGTATACGGTAATAACAAACGTAAGATGCAACGCGGTTTTTCAACTAAGCGTGAAGCTAAGAGAGCAGAGGCTATTTTTTTGAATGACGTAAACGAAGGATATAGTGATTCGAAAACATTTGATTATGTTTTTCATCACTACTTAGAAAATAGCGATTTGAGACCTAAAACAAAACGACGCAAACAAAATGAATATCATAAACATTTTAAAGCTAAGTTCGGGCACATAAAAATGAATAAGATAACACAAAATCAATGCCAAGAGTTTCGTAAATATCTAATAGAGAATGTAGCATCAACAAATTCTGCTCGTACAATTTGGTCAGGTTTTAAAGTTGTAATTAATTATGCTAAAAAATACTTTGGATTACGTACAGATCCAACAATATCAATTAAACCTATTCCGCGTGTAAAACCAAAACCTAAGTTTATGATGCGTGAAGAATTTGAAGAAAGAATCAAAGACATTGAAGAGCAAGATTACAGAGAGTTATTTACATTAATGTTTTATACAGGTTTGAGGATTGGCGAAGCTATGGCGCTTGTTTGGACAGACTACAATAAATATAAAAAAGAGATATCCATAAATAAAACAATGGACATCTCTAATAGAACTATATATCCGAGACCAAAAACAGATAGTTCAGAGGATATTGTTCCTTTACCTAAATTCATCAATACAATGTTAACTGAACGACACCAACGTGAAAAAAAGTTAAACAAATATTTTGATGAACGTAGTTATTTTATTTTCGGAGGAATGGCTCCCAAACATTACAGTCATGTTCAAAAGAAATTCCAAAAAGCTTTCCCCCATTATAACATTCACGCGTTAAGACATTCTTATGCATCTTATCTTGCAAATAATGGTGTAGATATTTTCGTTTTACAGTCACTTATGAGACATGCTCAAATCACTGAAACGATGGGCACTTACAGCCATTTATATACTCAGAAAAAACACGATGCAATAGCCATTTTTGACAAGTAA